TGGCCCAGCAGAAAGGTTCCGTACTGCGGAACAATGTCTGGACCAAAGAGGCGAATTCGGAGAAGGTTAACTTCGAGCGTCTCGGTGCAACTGCAGCGGTAGCCAAAACGACCCGCTATGTGGACACGCCCAATGTCGAGATGACACACGACAGACGGCAGGTCACATTAGTGGATTACCACTGGGCAACCACCCATGACTGGTTCGACGACGTTCGGATGCTGGTCGATCCGAAAGGCAGTTACGTTGAATCTGGTGCGTGGGCAATGGGCAGAACGATTGACGATCTGATCATTGCTGCTGCTCTGGGCAACTCTGTCACAGGCGCGGGCGCGAACGTTGCGCTGCCGGCTGGGCAGAAGATTGTCGAGTCGAGTACAGGTGGAATGACCCTGGCAAAAATACTCAATGCAAAGCGTCTCATGGACGCAGCTGAAGTGGAACCGGAAGATCGATTTTTCGTTCTGGGTTCACGGCAGCTTGAGGACTTGCTGGGTGTCACGCAGATCACGTCGAGTGATTATGCAGCTGTCAAAGCTCTCGTGCAGGGACAGATCGATTCCTTCTTGGGTTTTCGATTTATCCGTTCCGAGCGTCTTGCCACCACCGGCACCACCAAGCGTCAGTGCATTGCCTTTCAGAAGAAAGGTCTTGGCCTGGCAATTGGCAAAGACATGATGACCAAAATAGATGAGCGTCCAGACAAGTCGTACACCTGGCAGATTTATCTTGGCTTCAGCATGCAAGCAACCCGCATCGAAGAAGAGCGGGTCGTCGAGGTACAGGCTCACGAAGCCTAATCCTCATCTCTCCTGGTGAGTGGGGGGGTCCCGTCCGGGACCCCCTTTACTCTTCTTGGAAATATTGAATGGCAAGAAATTATCGGAAGGAGTATGACTCTTACCACAAGGACAAAAAGCAAAAGAAGAGAAGGGCACATCGTAATGCCGCACGTCGTTTGATGATTGCTTCTGGTGCAGCAAAAAAAGGTGATGGAAAAGACGTGCATCATCAAGATCGTAATCCAAAAAATAATTCAAGAAAGAATCTGCGAGTAACCACTAGGAAGGCGAATAGAGGTTGGCGACGAGGTAGCTAATGGCATTTTCAAAACTCTCACTCATTAATGACGCACTGACCCATCTCGGAGCGAACCGTATTGTTTCGCTCACTGATGGTTCGACCGAGTCTGCGGTGATGAACCAAATCTATGATGGTGCAGTCGATGCGGTCATGCGGGCATTCCCCTGGAACTGTCTCATCAATCGCACCCAACTGGCTGCGTCCACGGTCACACCATCGTTCGAGTTCGATTACGCATACCCGCTCCCAACAGACCCGTACTGCATTCGCGTCCTCCAAATGGAAGAAACCCAGTCACAGGACCAGTGGAAGATCGAAGGTCGCAACCTGCTGACTGACGCATCGACCTGTAAGATTCGATACATCGGCAGGCCAGCAGACGTGGGAGACATCGACGGTTTATTGGCATCGACGATTGCTGCCCGCCTGGCGGCGGATGCGTCTTACACGTTGGTCCAGTCTGCTGGCTTTCAGCAAAACATGTGGGGCCTTTATCTTCAGAAGATGGACGAGGCGCGAGCAGTCGACAATGTCGAGTCATCCCGCGATTACTGGGTCAACACCAAGCTCGAAGAGGTCCGGCAGGGTGTAACAACCAGCGGTATCAGATTCGGTCGCGCATGGTGGTAACTGTTGGCACGAATTAGCCACATCCAGACCGACTTCCTGACCGGCGAACTCTCTCCGATACTGAAAGGTCGAGTGAACACCGAACGCTACGCAAACGCAGTCGGCACTTGCGAGAACTTCATCATCAATCCGCACGGTGGTGTCGAGCGTCGTGGTGGCACTCACTTTGTCCAGGAAGTAAAAACCTCGGCAAACGCAACCCGCCTGATCAGGTTTGAATTCAACCGGTCACAGTCCTACATCCTGGAACTGGGCAACACCTACATGCGCTTCTATACCCAGAACGCATCGATTCAATCCGGCGGCAGCGCATACGAGATCACGACTCCCTGGACCTCCGCGCAGCTGTTTGAAATTCAGGTGGCGCAGTCTGCCGATACGATGTACATGGTCCACCCGGACGTGTCACCCAGAAAGCTGGTTCGCACCAGCAATACCAGTTGGGCACTGACTGCACCAACGTTCACGGCACCCAAGTGGGATTCGACTGACAAGTATCCTCGAGCGGTTACTTTCCATCAGCAGCGACTTTGGTTCGGCGGCACTGCCGGCAAACCGCAGTCGATCTTCGGATCGAAGACTGACGACTTCGAGGACTTCACAACCGGCGCGAATGACGACGACGCACTCGAATATGCAATCGCGTCCTATAAGGTCAACATGGTCCAGTGGATGTCATCCACTGAGACGCTCCTGGTGGGCACAGCAGGCGGCGAGTTCAAAGTTAGTGGCGGTGCAGCTGCGCTGACCCCGTCCAACGTCCAGGTTACCCGGCAGACATCTTACGGCGGCAAGAACCTTCAACCCAGGCACATCGGTTACCAGACACTGTTCGTCCAGGGCACCGGCACTGCCGTGCGTTCTTACGAATACACCTGGGACAGGGACGTTTACGAATCGGAAGACTTGACCTTTCTGGCCGAGCATATCGGCTCGAAGGGCATCAAGGAAATGGCATACCAGATGGTGCCGAACTCGATCCTATGGGCCGTCCTTGACGATGGCACCCTGGCTGGGTTGACCTATGACAAAGGACGCAAGATCGTGGGCTGGCACCGACATACAACAGACGGTGAGTTCGAGTCGGTCGCTGTGGTGCCCCAGGCATCGGTCGACCAGGTCTGGGTCATCGTCAAGCGCACCGTGAACAGCGTGACCAAACGCTACGTCGAATACATCGATCCGAACCTTCACGTCGACAGCGCACTGACCTATAGCGGCAGCGCAACCACCAGCATTTCTGGTTTGACACACCTCGAGGCGAAGACTGTCTCGATTCTCGGTGACGATGCAGTTTACCCAGATGCAACCGTGTCGAGCGGTGCGCTCACGGTCACACCGTCGCTCGAAAAGGCCGACATCGGTCTGAAGTTCACTAGCACTCTCGAGACCTTGCCGATCGAAGGTGGCAACCAGGCGGGTACTGCACAAGGAACCCAGAAAAGATTTAATGAAATATATGTCCGGTTGTATTCATCTTTCTATCCCAAGATCAACGGCATCATGCCACCGGTACGAACACCGTCCACCGGCATGGGGGAACCAGAACCCAAGACAACCGGTGATGTTCGCGTGAAGAATGAGGGCTACGACCTCGAGGGCATCATCACGGTCACCCAGGACCTTCCAGGCCCGACGCACATTCTCGCCCTGTTCGGCACTGTTTCAGTGATGGGGGGCTAGATGGTTGATCCCCGTCTTGTTTTAGCTGGAGTTCAAATTGTTGGCGGCATCATTGGTAAGTCGTCTGCCGACGCAGCAGCGGCTAAGGCCGAGGAGATCGGTAGAGAGAATGCTGCTGACTTGCGGGAACTCAGTGGTCTAAACGCTTCCGAGATTCGACGCATAGCGGGTCTCAACGCTGACGCAATCGTGAAGACTTCACGCTTGAACGCTCAGTCCATTCGAGAAGTTGCAGTCGCCAACTCGCTGGCACACATCGACTCTACGTTGATGAACATGGACCTGCACACAACCGAGAACCTGGAACTGCTACGTCGGCATGTTATCCAGGAACTGCGACTTCAGGCAGAGATTCGTGGGGCTTACGGTGCCAGTGGTGTCCGAGTAGGGCAGGGGTCTCCCATCGAGGTCCTCGATGACGCAATCACCAGCAGCTACCAGGAGCGTCAGTACATGAGCGCCTACGCTCGCAAACGCCTGGTGATGATGGGCAAGGAAGGGATCATGCGAGCAAAACTCACCATGATGGACAGCGACCAACGTAGCAAGGTCCTTCTCGAGACCGCTGCGCTGCAGGCATCGATCATGCGTGAAGAAGGCGCGAGCAGTGCAACCATGATGTTGCGTGACGCAGAAGCGAATGCCAGATCGCTCGAGCGAGGCGGCCAGCTGATCGCAATGGGTCAACGTGCCCAAGGCACTGCCAGTCTGATCAGCGGCATCATGTCAGCTGGACAAACCTGGTTGCAATATGGTGGTGGGTCATCGATGGGCGGTGGAACAACGTCGACCGGTATAGATTTTAGTAACTCCGGATACGTCACTCCATGACTAAAGAAAGGCGATGAAGATTCCACGATTCAATTACGGACCCGTCCAGGGTGGTGCCAGGTCGAACCCGGTCATGCGTGGTCAACCCATGATGCGACAACCAGTCACCAGAAATGCCCGCAATTACATGCGCGACCCCAGGTCGACGCAGCGTGACATCAACCTGGAGGTGCAGGCAGTCGCGGCACAGGGCAAACCGTGGGCCGCTATGGCAGAAGGTGCCGCGAAAATGGCAGAGGTCCTTGTCAAAGCGGATGCCGAAGAAGAATACACACGGCACCTATCTGATTTCACGATGGAGTTGGATCATCAACTTAACAACATGATGTCACAACAAATCGCCTACGAAGAACCAAATTGGCGTGTCGGAGGAACTGAGACACTTTTAAGGCCAGCGCATAAAACATCATACGACAGCTTCTCTGTTGTAATAGATAAGAATCGGAATCGTCACGCGAAGCAAATGGGTCGTGCTTCGCGCAGTGCGTTTATGCAGAGAACGGAAAGCCTCGTTGCAGATGCAAAGATCAAAGCAGCTGCGATCAATCGCAAGCAGCACATCTCATTTTTGCAGGGGTCACTTTTGAGGAGTCTGGAGGGGCAGACTCTCAAGGGGGTTGATGAACTACTGAATACAGACCTGGCAAGGTTAATCTATTCTGGAAAAGAACTTGAGTCATTGAGGGATCGTGAAAAACGTAAGTTGGCAATAAATCATTTTGCTGTCCGATTGGTCCAAGCGGACGATTTAGATGACCTAGAAGGAATTGAAGCGGTAATTGAAATAGGGGCCGAAGCGGGAATGCAATATGATGAAGACAAAGAAAATTATGAGCCGGTTATAAATCAATTTTGGAAATACCTGACGGGTCAGGACAAACTCGATTTCGACGCAAAGATCAACTCGAAAAAGGACAGACTTGTAAAAGAGGAGAAAGCAGAACGAAAAGAATTTCTTGATGATCTTGTTGGACAAATTCACTTGATCCCCAATGATCAGAAATGGACAACAGATTATTTTGGGAATTTGTTAAGGGCGGGAAAGATTGATGAAGATGATATCAAAAGGTTAATAGACCAGGTAAAGATTGCCAAAGCACATCGCCTATACCCGACACTTGAGTCTGATGGAATTATCGTAAATAGAATTATTGACAATATTGGTGATCCCGAGAACACCGTTGAATTTATTCGTGGACAGTTTTCATTAACAGAAACTGACCGTGACACATTGGTGAAGGCTCGACAAGAATATGAACGAAAGGCGTATGACTGGAAGTCACGATCAAACCCCAACGGCACAGAAGGCTGGGAAGCGTGGCAGCTAATCAAACGAGCATTCATTCCAGAGCCTGAGTTCCTTGCCATTCTTCCTGGAGCGAAGCAGGCTGAAATGCTTAATGCTATGGCCTTGAAACAAACAGAGTTAGAACGCCATGTTCGAGAGTGGCGCGATAACGGGGTGGACGACAGACAAATTCTCGAGAAAGCATTGCAGTACGCGAATCAGGTTTTTGATGAACGCATCAAAGAACGCACTGCAACTTCAGCATTACCAAATGACAATACTACGGTAGGACTCCCCACCGACTTCAATGGGTCAGAAGCTATGTTCGATTCATACCTGGAATGGGGTAGAAAGAACAGTCGACTGAATAACAATGAACCGCTGACCTATGAAAGTGTTATGGGTATGCCACCTGGTAAGGGACGAGACGTTCTTGCAGGGCAGTTGCGCGATTTTGGTTGGGCAATCTCACCTGGGTTTATTGGTGAGAGAACCAAGGTGCAAGAATTGATTGATAAGGCCGAGGAGCGGGGTGATGACATAGAAGTGTTATTGCGTACACAGTATCCCTGGTTGTTTCAATTGTTGCCCAGTATAGTAAATGAGAAAAATCTATTTTGAATCCACTACAACAACAATATCAGAACACGCTCGACGGGATCGCCGCCAGGCGCGACGATGAAAACCAGGTCATGTCGGATTACATCCGCTACGTCGAAAACGAAGAGAACAAAATCACCGAAGAGAGTCTTTCCAAAGAGCAGGGCTGGATAACTGCCAGTAAGATTCTGCATAAAGAAAACACGGGTTCCGAGTTCGAGGGCACTGACGAAGAGGCGGCGAAGTACGGCATCGAGGAGATGGGTCGCTTTAATTACAAGTTCTTTTCTCCTGACCTCCCCTGGAGTGATGAAGACACAAAAGGATTAATTGCTTACCTGGGTGATGTCGACGAGTTCTCTGATCGCGGCAAGCTCGCCTTCTATCTTTTGATGGAAGGGTATGCCGAGAAAAAACAGTCTTTGCCTGGTTGGGGTCGCGCATTGACAGGTATGGCATCAGACCCAACCAGCTGGGGGGGTATAACAGCACTGGTTGCCCTGGCGGCAAAGTTCTCTGGGCGGCAAGTGGTCGGTCAAGGAGTGCGACTAGCTTTACGCAACATGGCTAAAAGCATGATGACAAAATATGCGCCTCGAGTCGGAGCAGCTGAAGGGGCCGCATGGGGCGCAGTCGGTAGCATTGGGGAACAAGAAGTACTAGCGGCACTGACAGATTCGGAACTTGATGTAAAGGACTGGTTGAACCTGGAAACACTTATGGCTACTGGGGTAGGTACGGTAGCGGGGTATTCCCTTGTGAAGGGACCCCCGGCACTTTACACAGCGATCAAAAAAGCCCGCAGCGACCTAAAGATCGGAGGCTTCGATCTTTCCCAAACTGATGTCGATGTGCCACTCGGAGAACTCGGTCGGCCAGGTTCAAAGACACTGAATAGTGAGACTAGTACCCGCGCTGAAGATGTCAGATTGTTGTTGGAGCGATATCCAGAAACCAGG